GTTATATCTGAATTCGTAAGCATCAAATAATTGTTTAAGATTTCTTATTATAATAATCTGTTGTTGTAAAGTAGAAGATGAATCTATTATTGACAAAAATGGTGGAAGAATATTATCCATCAACCATAAATCCTCAGGATGATTTTGTTTTAGAAGTCTATTTAAATTGTCCAAACGTTTTCCTGTGGGTTGAAATGAGTTATTTTTTTCCATTTCTCCAATAATTTACTGCAACCTCAACTGCGTCTTCTAACTGTTTAATTAACTCATCAACTCTTGCTTTTTCTGCAGGGTCAATATCATTCTCATTTAGTGTATTTTTAAACTCTAAATCTTCAAATTTGATTTTAGTATAATCTGGTTTCATGTAGGTAAATATTAACGGGAAATATATTCTTGCAGTTTACGCTCAAAATTACGTAACGCTCCCGCCATCTCGTATGATTTAATTGCAACGGCAATTCGCTTTAGTTGCTTCATATCATCCAATAATTCATTATGAATGGTTTCCATTTTCTGCAAATACAATATACCATCCATCAATTCCTCACGTAAATGTGTGATATAGTCTGGGAATGTCAAGTCGGTGCGTTCTAATCCAACACCATATTTTTCTCTGCCGAATTGGGCACGCTCAATAAATTTGTCTATAACTGAATCAACAACATGGTCTGTTGTTGGTATATTGCGGGTATTTTCACTCATGTTTGAATAGTTTTTTGATTTCGTCGTCTTCTACACCCATCTTGTATAGGATGCTAGTAACACCAGGTTTACGGAGTATGTCTATATACTCGTCTGCTTCACCCAAACTACACTCGTAGTATTTTGCTACGTACTCTAGTAGAGTGGATGGTTTTTGTTTACGTTTAGATTTTACGTAACGTAGATAAAATTTCTTTTTAGGCAACATTTCGCGGTAAATTGAATAGATTTGTTTCTTATTGTCCGGTGGAAATATTGCCACATAGTTGACTAGTTCAACGTATGGTTGATGATTCGATAAAAAGCGGTTGATCATGTATGTGTTCCATGAACCCCATGACTCTTCCGAGATCATGTCCACAGGTGTTTTGTGGTACATGACCTCTTCAAGCCACTTGAATGTATCCGATATGGTTTTTTTCTCCATTTAGATGCCGATTTCCTTATACTCGTCGCGGATTTCTTTAGGTAATGACTCAAGTAAAATTTTCTTGCTATCTAAATCATAGAACACCTGAATAGGAATGATTCCATCCTCTTCTGTTCCAAGAATAAATTTTGAAATTTTACGGATTACAAATCCTTGCGCAAATAATTGTTCGCCGTTGAATCCTTCAACAGCAGTTGATTGTGTCAAATCAATTTGTGGTTGTTGCATTGTATGTTGGTTTATATGGTTTCTAAAATTTTAGCGAAACATGAGGCCATGTTTATCTCTTTATCGATACGAAAGTTCGCCTGATATAGATGCTCGTTTAATATAATGGCAATAGTGCCTTCTCTTCCTGGGGCAAATTTGGTTGCATTATCAAATAAGTAACGATACAGTTCCTCGTATTCTTTTACACCTGAATCTAGTAGTATCTGGCGCAACGCAGTATAGTTTTTTCCAGTGGATAATTCCTTGAGTATAGCTAACATGTAGTTGTTTTGAACTAAAACATCACTATCCAGTTTAAGCACACCATCAACGGTTGATGACTGGATTAGGTTTAACATGCGTCGCAAGTCTGGGTAACATCGCTGTACTAATGACTTAATGTCTTGTGTTTCGTATTGTATGTTTTCTTGCTCAAGTATACCCATAACGTGTTTTGCCACCTCGTTTTTTGATGGTGGGGTGATTTTGAGTACTTGGCAGCGTGATTGTAGCGGATCAATTATACGTTCCACGTAGTTACACGTCATGATAAAACGTGTAGAACGGGAAAACGTTTCAATTACGTTGCGTAGGGATGTTTGAGCGTTTATGGTTAAAAAATCGGCTTCATCCAATATCACCACCTTAATTGACTTGAAGGAGGCCGTTGAAGCAAACGCGCTTACTTTGTCTCTAATCGTGTCAATACCACGCTCATCACTCGCGTTGATGTAGAGGTAGTCGCAGTCTAGGTTTTTTACTATGATTTTGGCTAACGTAGTTTTACCCGTTCCTGTTGTACCACAAAATATAAAGTTTTGTATGTCGTTTTGGTCGATGTATTTTTGTATAACTGACTTGATTTGTTCGTTTCCAACATAGTTTTCGAGTGTGGTGGGACGGTAACGCTCTACTAATAACGTGTGTTCTTTTACCATAACTTATTTTTATTGGAATATACAAAAAAAGCCTGGCAGAGCCAAGCTTTAGTGTATAGTATTAGGTAAATTTTTACTTAATGATGCCAGCACGTACTTTCATACGTCGCAATCCTTCCTCTAAATTGTATTTATAGTCAGTGGTGAATTGCTGCAACTGTGCACGTTGCGATGCTGTCAATCCAGTGATAACAAGTTTAGCGCTTGTTTCTCCTGTTTCTGGGTCCTCGATAGGTTCAACTTTGTATACAGCGGATGGGATAGTGAAGCGCTTTTGTAGTTCTTTACGTAAATCAAACGCGTCTTCTTTTGTTTCCAATGTAGTGGTTAATGCTGGTGTGGTTGGTTTAGCGGCTACAACTTTTGTTTCCTCACCTGGTCTTGTTTCCAAATCCACTACCTTAGCATCGATACCAGAATTATCGATTATGGTGGATAATACTTTTTTCAAGTATTGCTTAGATTTGAATGGGTTCTCCATTCTAGATGGGAACGTAACTCCATCTTGTGTTACCACATAGTGTACGTCTTTCTCCAAATTACCAGCGTATTTTTTCAAATTATCCGGTGTTTTGATTGGGAAATAATGGGCTCCTTTTGGGCCAAGTAACGTTTTAGGTAACTGTAAATCAGTAGTGATTAAATGCTCAGTAAAGTCACCTTCACCACCTGCTGTTTCCCATTCTTCCTTTGCTTTCTCAAATGCCTCTGGGTAACGTTTTGCTATGTCTTGTACTTTTGTTTCTTTCTCGTCCTCATCCAACCCAGCCCACTGTTTTAATGCAGCAGCTAGTTTCTGGTTTGGGTTAGATGGACCAAATACTGCTTCAACGCGTTTTGGGTCACGGAACGTTTGCGCATAAATGCCATAGTTTTTAGGGCTACTAAGTGCATTTACTACATCTTGTGGGTTTGCAGATTGTATGGCAATGTCGTATTGCGCACGTATTCTTTTGTCCCCACCATCTTGTTCCTCTCCGTCCATCTCGTTTAATATGTCGAATAATCTCATATAAGTTTTAATTATACATATGAATAAAAAGGTGATGCTTAAATAGCATCACCATATAAATTGTAACGTTTTGGTGCCTCTGGCTCGATGGTTTTTTCTTCTGTTCTAATTACGTACAGTTTACTGTCGAGTGGGGCTAAACGAAATTCTACCTGTTCCTGGTTTTTCTCGAACCATGCCTCAAGTGCGTCAGTGAGTGATGGATGTACTACTTTTTTTGCGTCGCCCACTAGTATCCACGTATCGCCTTTTCCTTTCACACGATTCGCTATGAGTTCCAGTGTCTCTACTACTTGTGTCTCCATATTACATCATCATTTGAGATGGATCATATACGTTTTCTTCCTTTTTGTCTTCTGGCTTATCTACAATAACGCACTCGGTTAATAGGATTGTACTAGCAATGCTGGAACCGTTTAACAATGCGTTGCGGGTTACTTTGGTTGGGTCCAATATGCCTGCTTCCTTCATGTTTGCTATGGTTTTGCTCTTGATGTTGTACCCGTTCCAGTTACTATCGCCATCTTTTAAGTTACGAGATAAAATGATTGTGTCTACTTCATCGTACCCAGCATTGGTTAAAATTTGCTCAAACGGTTTACCACATGACTTGTATACAATGTTTTGTCCGTATACGAAATCATCACTTGCGTCCTCACTGTATTGGATGGCTTCTCTAGCATACAATAATGCTGCTCCACCTCCAGGTACAATACCATCTTCTAGTGCGCATTTTGTTGCATGTAGTGCGTCGTCTACGCGGTCTTTCTTTTCCTTCATTTCCGCTTCCGTGTTACCGCCTACGTGCACTAAAGCAACACCACCGATGAACTTAGCTAAGCGTTCCTGTAGTTTTTCCATCTCAAATGGTGTTTGTGCCTTCTCGATTTGTGTTTCCAATTCCTCTGCACGTTTAGTGATTGCGTCCTCTGTACCTTTACCATCAACAATTGTGGTTTGTTCTTTGGTTACGGTAACAGTTGATGCT